TCAAGGCAGAAAAGACCTGCGAAGAATGCTTTGAGGTGTTCACCGGCGCACAATACGGCGAGGATGTCTGTCGCACATGTAGATCGATGCTTGCTTTGGAGAAGATTGCAGACGCCATTCAGTATTGGGTTGATCATCAATGAGTTACAATCAATTGATTTTCATTTGCACATCATGCGGATTCTTTCATCAACAAACTGATGAAACGCGATTGCAACTTGTTTTCAATCGTCAATGTCCTATTTGTCATGAAAAGGCTGTAGGAACCTACGAGTTTGACTTTAAGGATAGTGAAGGGAATCCAAATCCACAAGCAGAGCGACTTTGGAGCTCGCGAGGGTGGCGGTATTTCTGAAAGTACGATGCGCGATGTGCGGCTTCGAGGCAGAAGTTGAAAACCCGTGGATGTCCACAGCTCCGATTCTGGCATTCTTTGATTGTCGTCCGCGTACGGAACGATTGATTCTTCCAGATGTTTGGATTTGTGACCTTCACAAGTAGGGGATCATTTGCACAACAAGGCGAACAGTTTCGAAGCCACCGACAAGGCCGAGAGTAAGAAACGAGACGAGTACATTCAACCGGACGAGTCCTTCGAGGTTTGACTCCTTTTCTTGGCGTCGCTCCTCTCGCTCCATGAGCCAAGTGGCGAACCGTTGAGTTCGGTTTGGAGCTGTAGCTGTAGCTGTTTCATCGGTCATTTGTTCATCTCCTTGCGTGTTGCCCGATGAGCGAGTTCGACAATTCGGAGGTGACCCGCACGACCGGCCCAACCTTTCGCCATCTTTCCGTTCTTGAGAGTGTGCTTGGCCTTAATGGCCTTGTAGTTGCGAGAATAGGCTCTATTGTACGCAGACGGTCGGCGCTTGGGTTTGGGGGCCTCTTGAGGCTCGTCCATGGAGGCGAGAAGGGAAAGAACCGGGGCCATGTCGGGATTCATCGCCGCCAAGAGGGCCATGAGCTGCTCGTTTGATATCGCCAAGGTCTCACCTCAGCGATCAGGAACTCAATTCATTGGTGACGAGAGCCGCGTAGGTGTCGGCGTCCATTCTGATGCGCGAGCAGACGACTCGAACTTGACCGGATTTTGCGGAGACCTGATTGACGGAATCCATCGAGAGGAACAGGTCGTCGGTGGCGACGATCCCCAAGTTGTCCATCTTCTCGAATGGGCCTTCTTGGCCGATGAAGTCCTCGATGTGTGGGCCGCTAAACTCAGCGGCGCCGCCGAGGACGATGGATTCACGCTTGGCGATAAGGTTCGCATCGTTTGCTTGGACCAAGGCGGTCTTCGAGGTTGAGGTCAATTGAATGGTGACCGATGAGTTGGCGTTGACGATCCGCTCGGGTTGACTGGCGGTAAAATACACGGCGTGGATGAGCAGCCCTTCCCGGTTGAGGGAGTCCAGTGGTGCGCTGATAGTTGCTTGCGTGTATGCGTCTGCTGCCGTCATCGTGACACTTGCCCCAATGAAGAATGGTTCCGAGGTGATCTTGTAGCCCATGCCCATCGAAGTCGCGCCACGGTATATGAACAGCACCTAATCTTCCTAATGGGTGATGCACGAGTTAAGTTAGTCCCCGCGCCACCCTCCCCCTTTACCAACCAGCCATAGGCTATGAAGTTGCCTTAGGAATCCTATCGTTGGGATATCGTAATAACATTATTTTGATAAAGTGGTTTCACTTCGGAGAGGACATGGGGAACCAATACAGCATAACTGTAAGCGACGAAACGCATGCGATTCTGACACAAGCGAAGGAAAAGAGGCTCAAAGTCTCGCAGATCGTGGACATCGCGGTCAAGACTTTGGGCTTGGACGCGTTGCAGCGTCTTCAAACGACTTTCAGACAGGCTGAAGCATACTTGGACGGTGAAACCTATGAGTAAGTTGCCCGTATTCAAGGCAGAAAAGACCTGCGAAGAATGCTTTGAGGTGTTCACCGGCGCACAATACGGCGAGGATGTCTGTCGCACATGTAGATCGATGCTTGCTTTGGAGAAGATTGCAGACGCCATTCAGT